AGCCTTGCCGCTAATGTTGGATACGACTTCCTCGGCAGCGTCGGGCTTGCCCAGCAGATCGTTCATGTCCTGCTCGGTGATCTGCAGCAGGCCAGCCAGCGCAGGCGGGATCTGCGGCGGCTTGGTGTAGCCGACCGGGCCTGAAAGAACCTCACCGCCATTGGCGTCGGTCACGGTGTTCAGGAGCAGGTAGGGATAGTTCTTGAGGTTGTCCTCAGACCACATCATTTCGTGGCCGGCCACCTGTTCGGGCGTGAAGATCGGTTTCTCGACGGTCGAAAGCGCAGAGATCTCGCCCAGCTTGGATAGCTGCATATTCTTCAGCCGCTGGGCATCCTTGGCCAATCGAACATGGCCCATGCACCGCTCGACGTTATCCACAAACCAACGCTTGCCATAGACGGGGATGATCGGGATTTGGTCGCCTGCAATGTAGCCGCTGTCTTCCAGCACCTTGCTGCCGCTCATGATGTACTTGCGCACCTTGCGGCGCTTCACGCGACGCTGGCGGATCTCTTTGGTGCCGACAGCCTCAAGCATGACTTCCAGTTCAGGGTCTTGCTCGAAGTCTTTTTCAGAATACTTTTCTTCCTGCCCGTCGAGGGTCTGGAAAATGCGGATCAGTTCAGACGCCTCTTCGACGCGGTAAACCTCGGCCACATAGACGACATCAGGCGTCGCCCAGTCGAACCCCACCTGCTGGATGCCCTTCGGCCAGGTGGTCGGGTCATCTTCCCAGACTTCGCGGTAGGCATCGGGCGTCATGGCCGTCAGCACATAGCACATGCGCGCGTCTGACTTGTCTTGGCGCTTGGCGTCCAGATCGAAGAACACGGTGGTGTCAGCGTCATAGATCGGCTCAATGCGGATGCGCTGCTTTTCGTTCTCTTCGTCGTATTCGTCTTCGTAGACAGCACGCAGGCGGAATGCGCCGAAGCCACCGCCGACAGCTTCTTCAAAGGCATTGTCGTATGCTTCGTTGGCGCCGCTGTCCTGCTCATCAGAACGGAACAGCCCATCGCAAACGTCGGCCATCTTGTCGTCGTCGGTGCCGTCCTTGCTGACGAAGTCAACCGTGATGCGGTTGTTGCGGTATTCGTTGATGATCCGCATGACGGCCAGGTGAACCTTGTTCACCTCAAACTTGGGCTTGTTCAGATATTGCTCATAGAGGTTGCCCTCCCACTGCGCGCCAGAGATGGAGTAAAAGCGGCGATCCTCCAGGCACTGCAAACGCTCATCGCGCATCGTGCTTTGGATGGCGTCAAACTCCGACATCGACTCGGCATGAACATTTGCAAGCCGCTGGTCTCTGGTCATGCGGGCCAAGTTGCGCGCCTTTCACTGGATATTTGGGCCGAAGTATACGGCAGGTTGATCACAATATCAATCACCGTGCCATCGGCATGCTGACGGGGACGAGGCGGGTTTTCGGCTTATCCTGCTTGGCCACGCGACGTGCGCCCTCGCAGGCATAGCGCAGCGCGTCGATGACGTGGTTTTCCTTGTCCTCCAGCACAGGCAGGATGCTGCCAGTGTCCCGGTCGGTCTTGTAGCTGTAGAGCGTCAGTTCATCGATGGTGTGCTTGCAGCGAGGATGCACAACGATGTCGAAAGACTTCAGCCACTCGATGCCCTCTTCGACCGACTTCGGCCCCTTGACTGCTGGCATGATCTTCGGGAAACCGTTCTTGCGCATGTGGCTGATGGTTTCTGGCCGCGCGCTGTCGGCCACCATCGGCCAGCGTTCAGCGTCAGGGATCGACAGGAACAGCGCAGGCGTGTCGACGATCTCGCAGCCCACCTGATAGGCTTCGTGGTCAATGTACAGCTTGCGCCCGATGATGTGGCAGCGAATGCCGACTGTCGGGTCTGTGGCAAAGCCCCAGTCAGCGCCGAGGCGATGGACGGCATCAGGCGGGGCCTCGAAGTCTTCAATGGTCCAGTTCTTGAAGACGCGCGTTTCGCTGTTGCGGACGTATTCGCCCTTCCAGACGTGCAGGTATTTGTCTGGATCGCGCCGCTTGTCATATTCCATTTCGTCCTTGAGAACGTCAGGGAACCATGGGTTGTCGCTGTAGTTTACCTCGACGATCACGCTGTCAGGCGGTGGATTGACGCCACGCAGCAGCCCCTCGATCGGGTCAGTGTCGAACCGTGGGTTCCAACTGAACAGCAGTTGCGATCCGGGCTTGCGGATGGTTGGGCGCAGGAGATCCAGCGAGAACTGGCTGATTGACTGGGCTTCCTCTACCCAAGCAATGTCGAACCCCTCCAGGGACTTCACGCTGTCTGCTGTGTGGTTCTGCATGCCTTGGAAGATGATCACGCCGCCGTGTGGGCATTTGATCTCAGCCTGCTGCACCTGGAACAGATGCCCAACGCCAAGTTCCTCGATCTTGTTTTCGATCAGCTTCTTGACCGACTGCTTCAGCGACTTCTGAACCTCGCGCACGCAAACCACATCGGTCTTGCGCATTACGCACCGCTCGACGATCCACTCAGCGAAGAACGTACTTTTCCCAGATCCGCGCCCGCCGAAGGCTCCGATGTAGCGGGCGCTCTCGCGTTGCAGGATCGGGAGCGCCCAGCGTGGCGTGTTTATGTTTAGGTTCATTTAGGTCCGACTACTAACTGGTCCCACTGGCTCTGTGGCAAATTGTCGGCAAGTGCTTGCTCCACATCTACCGCCGAGACGCCCAACATAGCCGCAGCGCCTGCGATGCCATACTTTCGCACGATGCTGATCAGGTTTTCGTCGAAGACAACGTAGTTGCGGGAACCGTCGCCAGCCGCGCGTGATCCGGCGTCTAGGTAGCGGATGCCGGGGATGCCTGCTTCGCGGAGGGCCTGCGATTGCGCTGCTGGGTCGCCGTATCCCATCTGCGACAGGATGCCGGAAACATCGTCACTTGCGCCGCCGCGATACAAGTCTTGCCCTGTTCCGCTTGGCGCTTTGCGGTCTAACATTGCTTGCAGTTCGTCAATTCGCGCCTTTGATGCAGGATCATTCATCCATGCACCACCTGGCATAGCTTCCATGATGCGCGCGGCTTCTTCCTGAATGGCGTTTTCGTCCATTGTGGAATATCCAAGACGGCTAAGTACGTTTGGCTGTTCACTCAGCGGCTTGTCCCAATCAAGGAAGTCTTCGGGGTTGGCGTTGATGTTGAGTTCATACATGCGGCCCGCGCCCACGTCTGGCTTGACTAGCTTTGGCTTCACAATGCGAGAATAAAGTACCTTTGCTCGGCTGGATACGCCGCCTAAAACATTCTGAACGTCAGCGATATTGTTGACTTGCGACAGGTTGCCTAGCAACTCCTCCATCGCATCCGCGTCTGTTTCGCTAAGATTGCTAAAGTACTCAGGCCAACGCTCCCTGATCTCTTCATTCCACGGCGTGTTGACGGGGCGACCGTCAAACTGCAACGGAACAGCATCGGGATCAGTCAGGGCATCCCGATACCCGCGAGCAATCCCCTCATTTTCAGCGCCGTACAGACCGTAACCATAAGCCTGCGCGCCCTCCCCTGTCCCGATCTTGTCCATGCGCTGGCGGCCTAGCGGGAAGTCTTGCAACACCTCTGCCCCAGCAGGAACATCAGGAAGCACGTCAGGCCTGCCGACAATGTATTCAGTGCGGCCATCAGGATAGCGCACAAGGCGCTCTGCATTGAAGTCATGCGGCGACCCTTGGTACACGCGGAAGGAGCCACTGCGCAGCGAGCCTTCAGGCGCACGCATGGGCGCAGCGACGCCCTGCGCCATACCTGCTGTCGCCATCACGTCACCCATGGTCACAGGCTCGCCAGACAGCGCCCTGCCCGGTGCGGTGAACCCCTGCACAAGCCCACTCAGGATTCCCCCGCCAATGCCCTTGGCCGTTTCAATGGCGTTTTCCACGGAGAGGTTCTCGTATGCCCGAGATGCCAGCCCACCGAGGCCCTCAAGTCTCTGAGTCATCGTCGGTGCAGGCATCTGGGGGCGATCTGGCATCGTGTACAGTTCGCCCGTGACCGTGCGGTAAAGCGTGCGGCCCAACTCGTCCTGTCCAACAGGCGCGTCACTCCCGGGGCGTGCAGTTTGGGGTAGGTCTAGAATGCTCATATCGCGCCCTTCGGATCGATGATGGTTCGCTTGATTTCGACCGGGATAGCGCCGCCGTCTGGGCCGGATGCCTCGACCCGTTGGGTTGCGGTT